AGTTTCTGCCCTGCTTGACCACATTAAAAGTAGCTAGGGCTGCAATAACATCTATGGTAGTGCCGGTGCCTGATTCGCTAACTGGCACATCGGTATAAGTTTCGGTGGTATCACCAAAAACAATTTCTGACCAAGTGGTAATAGTGGGAGTTGTAATTTCTTCTGCGGTATATACAGGAGCAGAAAATATCACTCTAGGTTCTATTCTGTATGTGGTGTTGGTCAACAACGGCACTGTAGGCAGTTTGCCCGGAACCACGTGATCCCAACCAGGTTGGTCATCCGATTCTCTATACACCGTTACCACTTTTGTCACATTATCGTAGGCCGTGATATAACCATACTGTCCTGTTCCAGCACCACTGGTAATAAGTATTCGCATTCCCAGATATTCAGCAATGCTATTAGCATCATTAGTAGCTATGGTTATGGTAAATGCATCTCCGCTCTGTGCATTATTCTGTACTATTACATAACCGCTGCCGCCTATTTCTTGTGCTATTTGAGTAGTACCTGCATTGGCATCAACTCGCCTTGCTTCAAATACAGCATCATCTCTAAACTCTTCAAAAATCACATCAGCATTGACGCCGGCGCCGGCAAATGTCGCAGAAGCTGCTGTGTAATCTTGTCCAAAATTTGTCCATTCTAAAATCTGTATTTCATCAACAAAGTCCCCGGCAAAAGCAGCAGCCACTGAGGCCTGATTGAATCTATTAAAAACTTTTGCAGTTGCTGGAATTTCTGTAGCATTGACACCATCTGCTATGGCGCCGTAGGTGCCGTAGGAGCAGTTGCCGTTGGTGGCTCGTATAATGCCACCATCTTCGGCAAAATAACCAATATGACAATAATATGTGAATACTGAAACTAATTCTGCACGACCGTTGTTACGTACCCAGGCGCCAATACCATCGCTGAGCACCTGTGTAAAGTCATTGCTGACTATGGATTTATTTCCCCCGTTGTGCAGAGCACCATCAATTTTTTGTCCAATACATCCTGTGCCTATGGTTGTAACACCTTGAATGTAAGGTGATCGCGTGGTAATCCAAGTGGTGGAGTCTGCTGGCCCCCATCCTGGATCCAATGACACATAGGCTCCGCCTAGTGGCAGTTGATATAGATCAAAAGCCACAGGAGGGTTTAGCACAGAATCTAACCCTTTCAAAGTACAATTACGAATTCCAGTGGCGTTTCTCACATAGAACATGTCTTCACTAGTAGTGCAGCCTAGTATTTCATTTCTATAGTATCTTGCTCTCAACAGTGATTTATAATTTCCTGTGTAGATTATATCATATTTCCAAGCATCTACATATCCAAAAATACTAAATCTCAATAGATCCTCATTAACAACATATGTGGGGTAAGTGGCCTGCAAGAAAGCTACAGCTTCAGCAATGATAAAATTCTTGTTGGCTTCTAGCTGCAACACAGTATTGGTATATTCCACAGATGTTATTGCAGTGTTGGTTCCTGTCATTGCAGGATTTGAACCAGAACTGTTGATATAAAAATTAATATAAGAAATTATATTTGCAATCTTGCTTTGTATTGCTGTGGCAGCATCTTCGCTGGTAGTTATGCCTAAAAACACTTGACTAACAGAATTTCCTGTAGACCTAGCTGCTACGTTGCCAGCTACCACTGCTTGAATAATTCCAGAAATTCTAGTTAACACAGCTATATGATATGGCCGATCGGCAGCAAGAATAACAGGACCTTGAGCTACTATTGAAGTGCTTCTTAATTCAGCTCCTAGTATCACTGTTCTAGGTGGCACAATGATCGGAGTTAATTCTGTATATTCGCCTACTACTACTTTAATAGTTGTATGTCCGCTGTATCCATCATTGACCTGTTCACAGGCAAACCTAATAGATTTCCAAGGCAGAAATTGACTAGTGCCTCTTTCTGGATCAGTATAGTCATCAACGCCGGAAATATCCACATATCTTACTCTTACCGAATCACCCCAGTATGCATATTCAACACTGCCTTCTTGATTTGCAATAACAACTTGAGCTTCTGTTCCGATTGGAACACTGGTTGCTCCAAAAGTACTGCCGTCGCCTACGTTTGTTCTTGAAGGTCCAAATGTAAGTAGATCTCCACGCTGCGACATTCCTACTTCTGAGCCTGCCTGCAATACTAGATCCCAATAAACAAATCCAGAACCATTATCTCCTGGAAAATTTTCATTAGCAGCAACGTGTTCAAAATTGGCCTGATAGGTATTACCCAAATATACTATCACATCATTAAGGCTGTATGTTTGACCTGCTGTCCAATTGCCGCGCCATGCTTGACTTGTATTAATTAATTCCCAATTGCTGGTGTCAAGATAGTCTAATGAACTGCCGTCATTGCCTTGATCAGATACAGCTAGGTATAGATTGCCGCCACGGCGAACTACGTCTCCTACTTTGTAATCTAGAGTTGAATTCCAAGTTCCTATGAAATTCACAGCCTTGGATAATATTTTCCAATTGACAATATCTTCTGTTGGATTGCCGACGGCATAGTTGTTGGCCACCGCTACATATAGATATCCGCCATGTCTAACAATATCACCAATTGCGTAATAGACAGCGTTGCTCCACGTCTGATAAAAATTTTGTCCAGGAAATTCTGTTACAAAATTTTCATTGGTAATATTTGTTAACGCAACATGACCTGTTATACAACGTAAAATACTGCCACCATATTTTACAAGATCGTTGAGTCTGTATCTTGTGGTAGCGGTCCATGTTCCTCGGTATTCAATACCTTCGTAGTATACTTGCCATAATTCACCTACGCTGTCGTCTTCAGTGTCATTGTTTCCTATTTCTAAACCCAAGGCGGTGGTAGATGAAGTATGCCCTACAATACATCTATACACAATACCATTGTATCTAACAACATCACCGATACCGTATCTCGTAGCAGGAGTCCATTCTAAGCGCCAATTGTCTGCTGATAGATACACAGCCCAATTGGATAGACTGGCATCAAATGTTGATTGAGATGTATGACTGGTTACACATAGATATATCACGCCACCATATAATACAATATCACCCGAATCGTATAAAGTTGTAGAGGCCCATGCAGCTTTCCACTCATAGCCGTCGGTCATTTTCAACCAGGCTGGGGTTGGCTGTGTGTCATTTTGATTAGCAATATAGTTTTGGTCGGCTTCAAAAGTTGATGCAGTATGTTGTCGTAGGCATATCCAAGTACTGCCACCGTATCTTACTACATCGTCTTTATTATAGGTGGTTGAATCGGCCGCCCATTCGTCCTTCCATGTATATCTAATTCTACTGATTCTAAATTCTGCCATGATTTATTCCGTTTTAACTTGAATGACCTGTGGGATATGTATATCCCTGATTTATTCTCTGTGTTAATCTTCCCTGATTATCAACATAGTACAACATATTTCTGTTGTCCCAACGATATTGTGTCCATACCAAATTGTCATATTCTGTTTCGTGATCCGCTGTAATACCATCAAAGTAGTCTATACCTGGTTCAAAATCTTCAAAATTTTCGTCGGGTGCTCCGGGTAAATTTAATTCAATACTGTCTTTGTCTTTGAGTTGGTCACTTCTATACAAAAATAATTCGCCGTCGCTGTTTCTACGCAGAGCATACCAATAGCGAGGACTATCACCTAGTGCTTCATCTGGACTTTGACCTAAATAATATGTACTTGGCATGATTTTTCCTTAAGATATTTCTACATAACTAATGACAGCATCTACGCTGTCTTCAGTGTCGCTGACTATTCGTAGGCCTGCTGTTTCCGGTAATATCAATTTTTCGCCTTGCGTAATAATTTTAGCTGTACTGTTGGGAGCAATTGTTAGACCACGCACATAATGTGCCTGGGTAGAGTTTTCATCTATAACAAATATGTTGACCACCACAGTGTCATAATCTGTAATATTGGCTAGATTAAGACCTATAACAGTGACTCTAACTCCTGCATCTACTTGCAGCACATCTACAGGTGTGGTTCCTATTTCGGTGTTTACTGCGTGTCTAAATAAGGTTGGCATAATTTTATCCTAGCATCAGCGCATAAGTGGCTGCTATCTCGTTGGCTTGAATTTCTGAAACGGCTCCAGAAGCTCCTGCAGGTGATGCCCAGGTAATTCCGTCCCAAATTTCAAGAGCTTTTGAATTGGTATTGAAACGAGTCATGCCTAGTACTGCATAGGCTGTAGGCCTTTGAGCATCACTACCCACTGGAGGAACAAAACCGTTTGTACCTTGAATTTTAAAATATCCAGTGCCTGTTTGTGCAATTTCAGTTACTGCATTAGAACTAAGATTAGTTATAACATTGTCTGCAATTCGAAAATTTCCCAGTCTAACACCGCCGGCACCATTGCCGTCAATAATTATGTCTTGTCCTGTGGTGCTGGTAATTTCATTGTCTCTAAACATGAGATTACCAACATCCAGCATGGTAACATTTAACACATTAGTATACACGTTATTGACGTAGACATTTCTCCAGCGATATAATCCAGATCCTAGATCTACTGTGTTGTCAGTTTGCGGAACTAGATCACTTTGAATGCTGGCATTAATAGTCACCGAATCAGACAAGCTGTCTCCAATAACAATATTTCCGCCTATGGTTACATTTCCAGTGGCATTGATATTTCCAGTGACATCAAGATTACCTGTGATGTTGGTGTTACCGTAAATATCTATTATTCCTGTACCGTTGGCTCGTAGTTCTAAAGCACTGTTTGATACTTCTGTGGAAATGGTATTTCCCAAAATTTGAATGTCATCTACTACCAACCTAGCATTATAGATAGTTGGTTCAGCACCCGATGGTGCAAAAGTTATGGTACTGAGGTCGCTGCTGATGGTATTGCCGGTTACTGTGATGTTACCGATGTCAAATTGATTGGTTACTTCTAGATCAGTACTTTTGGTTGTGCCGTTGATGTCTAAGTCGTGCAGTGGGGAAGACTTGTTTACCCCAATTCGAGAGTTAACAACATCCAAATATAATAAGTCAGTCTCAAACGCTAGATCCACGCCATCCCTGACTAGATTAGGTTTAAGCATTTGACCGGAAATTCTTCCAATAGCCATTAGCTCTCCTTAGACCCCGTGTTTCACGGTTAACCACCTTGCATTGCGGGTTTACCACAGTTTGACCATACAGAAAAAGACCTTTTTCTGTAATCAGTAGTATTTATATCTTTTGGAAAATTAACCTAGAATGAGACTGTATACGTTTCCTAAATCTTGCATCACCGGTACACTTATTGTTGCGCCACCACCAGTTGATAATTGCCATACTGTTCCGTCATAGCACTCAATATATTCTAGATCAGTATTCCATCGAGTTTCGCCTTCTTCGGGACTAGCTCTTCTTTGATTTTGTGGAGTACCCGGAGCATACGCATCGTCACCTGTTCCTGCAGGTATTACAAAACCATTTGTGCCTTGATATTTTAAATAGCCTATTCCTGTGGATGTAATAGTGATAGCAGAATTGTTAAGATTGGTAACTGTGTTGGCCTGCCACTGAGTACGTTCAATTGAGGTTATTCCAGTAAATGGTGTTATCCGAATATCATCATTTGACTGCACACTGATAATTTGACCAGTAACTCCGTCCAGTCTCATTTGATCGCTGATAAGAACTGCCTGAGGCAGCACAAGATTAGCGTGTGTTAGATCATCAGCTACGTGTAACTGACTCCAGCGTTTTGCTGATTGTCCTAGATCATAAGTGTTGTCTATGCCTGGGATAATGTCTTGTGTAAAATCTGGTGCTACAACCACAACATCCAATGGACTATCGCCAACTATGATGTTGTCTCCTGCTGATAAATCTCCAGACAGAACTGTGTTACCTGTGATTGTTAGATTGCCTAGTATACTGGTTCTGCTTTGAATAATTACGGGACTAGATGCATTAGGATTAAGTACAACACTGCCGTTGGTTGTGTAATTTTTAATTACATTCCCATTGATTTCAAGTTGTGCTGTTAGTACCCTGTCAAGATTAATAACTGCGCCTGCTCCGGCAGGACTTATATTAATGGCTCCTACAACCGTTGATATTGTGCCGTTGGCATTGAATATAAGATTGTCAAGTATTGCTTGATTGTCAACTATTAGATCTGTAGTTTTTACATATCCGTCGATATTAAGAGCAGTTGTTGGATTGTTTTTATTTACGCCGATGCGTGAATTTGTGACATCTAGATACAACAGGTCAGTTTCAAAAGCAAGATCCTCACCGGGATCTCTTTCTAAATTTGATGTTAGAATTGGTCCGCTGATTCTACCTAGTTGTGTCATGATTAATTGGCGTAACCGTAATACACCGTGACCGTTTTCCCAATAGGTACTGCATCAGAAAAACTTAGATAGTTACCTGCAGGATATGCTATACCTCCCAAATAGCCTGTCGGACTGCTCAATCCTGCAGGATTAGTGACTATGGTAAAATTTGTGCCAGCAATCTGCCAAACATTTTCAACTAATACAATAATATTGTTGGCATTGGCCAAATAATCAGGAGCATAGGCAGTATTCAGTGGGCCAAATTTTGTTTCTACAAAATCACCAGGGCCTAGTCCTGACTGAATTATTGTATTGATTGCGGAACCTTTAACTGTTTCCCAAAAGCCTGCAATATAACATTCTAACTCATCCGTGGTGGTATTATAGCGCAACATTCCGTTGGCGCCATTGGGCATTTCTACTCCGGACAGATTTGGTTGTTGTGCTGTTGTGCCTTTTGGCAGTCGCAGTCCTCCTACCCCATCCATGGTGTAACGACCATAGGGATTGACCTTAAGAGCATTGTCCTTGAGGCCAAATCTGCTGGTGTTTTGTGTTTTTAAAAATTTCATACTGGTAATGTGCTTACAGTTATAGTTAATAATCCACCGACTGCACCCGTGGAACTGGCCTGAGCCTGAACAGTATCTCCCGTGCTTAAAACTACTCTTTCTTCGCTGAAAAAAACTGTTTCACCTGCAGGTATTGTCAACTTGCTGACTATTCTTGTAGCTTCAGTACCGCCACCGCCACCATTTGGAACCAAATATAAATCTAAATCGCTAGCACGAGTGGTTTCGTTGGTAAGATCTACTGTTCCGGTGTTGCACACAATAATTGTGGTAATTGCATTGTTACCACTACTTGTGTAAACTGTGGTTAACCCTGTGGTTGTTAATCGTGTGTTTGCGATTGCCATTTGTAATCCTTAAAATAACATACTGAAAAGTAGTGCTCTATTTTTACTTATTAATTCATCAGTGGTAAAACTGGCATTTACTGTGCCGTCTAATTCTATACTAGGTCTAGTATTTCTAAAACTTAAACCTGTGGTCCCAGTTCCCGGTGTAGACCCGTAAAGTATAGATGTACTGCTGACCTGTGTTACCGGACTTCCATGATATTCAAAACTCATGGCATATGAAATCACAACCTTGCCTGTGCCGTTGGTTTCTAATCTTATGTTGGCGTTGGTGTTGTCTGACTGAATAACCACTGCACTTTGATTTTCAAAACCGGTAAGATTTGTCGCAGTTGGTCCTGGATTGTAATTTCCTGACATAGCTGCTTCTATATCAGGTACTACAGGATCTTCAGTAAAAATAGTAAGACCTGTCATCTCAAAATGGTCTTTAGTCATTACTGCCACACGCCTGTTGTCAACAATAAAAGCAATCTCACTACGTGTTGGTTGAGCTATATACGGTCCTATTGCAGGTGAAAAGGATGCTGCTGGCAGTGCATTTTCTTTGTCAAACACAATGACTCTGGTATCATCTTTGGTAATTTGAAATGTGGGATTTAATTGAATTGCATCATCTACATATCGTTTGTTTGGAACATCATCATCGTCTAACACTCGCTGTTCGTAGTTCACAGTGCCTGTTACTTTTACTACTCCTGTGCCAGCGCCAATTAGAATTAAATCTCCGTCGTCAGTAGCAGCATCTGTTAGAATCTGTGACAGTTTTAATTTGCTGTCTGTGTAATTGAAACCATCTTCAGGTGTGCCCTGTGCTATCTGCCAAGTTTCGTTAGCCTCATCCCACAACAAAGCAGTTGGGGCAACTTGACTAGAGTCGATGTTATAACCTCGATCTATCTGTACGCCAGAATAACCCAGTGTGACACCTTGCCCAGTTTCACCATAATTGAGGATAATGATGTTATCCTGCACATTCAAGTTTGTGGCTTCGACCGTGAGTGTTTCTCCCAATACAATGAGATTGCCAGTGATTCGAACTTCGCCTACATTAGGACCGGTGTCCAGCAGAATACTACTGCCTTCACCGGTTTTAATATTATAATCACCGCTAGATTGTACTGTGCGTCCACTCAGTGCCATATAATATTCCTAGATTAAATTGCTGTTAGTACAATATAGTCTGCTGAAGAATCGCTTTCTAGATACCATGTGTAACGAACACCATCGTGGTTAGTAGAAGTATTGTCATCTTCACCTCTATGGATACCACCGCTTAGTACTGGCACAGTTGGGAAGCCGTATGCCAGTCTCTTAGTCAGTTTACGGATTGGCACTAGACCAGCTGAAGTTCCAGCTGACTCACCGCCACCTGTTCCGACTACTGGGGAACCACGCATTAGGATTTCACCGTTGGCGTTTGGTGTTGTGTCGACCAGTTTACCTACTTTTCTAATACCGTCATAGAATAATGCTACACCAGCTCCTGTGGCTGTAGCTGCATTGGAAATAGTGATAGCTGATGTACTATCAATAGATTCAATCACAGAACCTACTGGAATACCTACTCCGTGTATTGCAGCTCCAACTGAAAATTCATATTGAGCATCTGTAGGATCTGTACTTACTGAAGTAATTGATTTACTTCCAGAAGTAGTTACCCCAGTTACTGCGCTGCTCATTCCAAACTGTCTTGCAACTACGAAAGTGTTGGCGCCTCGTTGTTTAACAATAGAATAGTCTGTAGCTAATGCACTGCTAAAATAACCGCTTACTGTAATTCCAGTATTTGCACCAACACCATTTCTAATAACATCTGTACCAAATATGTCTTTCTTTAATGAACGTCCCATTTGTTTCTCCTAGTGATTTTTTAAATCATACGCGGCGGGTTCCGCATAAGTCCGATTTTACGGCTCTTACTTTATGATACTTTATTTATCCGCGACTCAGTATAGCCATCAGTTCTAATTTTTCCACTGTGCCTAACACTTGATTGATGGCGTCTATTTCTCGTTGTGCTCGTTCTAGATAACTTCTGCTGTGCGTTTGTCTATGCATAACCATAATCTTGCTGTGCTGTTGTATATGCCTATCTATAATTTTTTCTATTTGTTGTACATCGTGAGCAAACATAGGAAAACGTTTGCGCCAAACTAATAATTGTTTTCCTAGTTGTGTAAAATCTTTGTCGCTTTCTATTTGCATCAGATATTTAAGTCAAACAAAAAGGCTCCGAAGAGCCTTTTTGAACTTTGTTGTAAAAGTCAGCAATTAAGCAAACTTAACATTACCGCTAGTGATAGCAACGTTAGCCAAATAATCAGCTGCGTTACCTAGAGATGATGCTGTGTTGGTCAATTCAACATAACCATAACGTGTCATGAATGATACGACTGGTTCGAATGTTGATGGATCAAGTACAACTCCACTGCTCATCAATGGAATGTATGGGCAGTAGAACGCGGCTGCATCAGATTCTGAAGAACCTTTGTAACCAATTAGCACTGGAGCACTGTCAGCGGCATAACCGTTAACATAGATCTTCATAGCACTGTTCAATGTACCAACAAACTTGGTGTTTGTAGGAGCTTCGAATGTACCTTCTGTTGTTCTTGCGAACGCAGAAGTTGTAGCACTTTGTAGAATTGTCAATGCAAACGGTGAAACAACTGCAAAGTTACCTGCGCCACGACGTGTACGCTGTGCAATGATGTTGCTAGCACGATTGATCTGAACAGCTAGAGCAGCGTGTTCGTCACCAACGAAAGTAGCAGTACCACTAACAGTGGCCTGGTCGTAGGTTAGTACGGCTGTGCCAGATAGTGTTGTCAAGCTACGTAGAACTTCTTGATCGATCTCAGCTGTGATCTCTTGTGCAAGAGCAGCCATGATTTCTGCTTCGATGTCAATGCCTTGTTGGGCTTGTGCATCTTGAGCAGCTTCAAACGTCCAGCGAGCTGATAACTTACGTGTCTTAGCTTCAACTGTTTGTTTCAAGATCTGAATGCTCATTCTGTTACCAGCTGCACCTTCTTTGGCTGCTGTTGCATCAGCTCTGCCATTTGTGTTACCAGAATATCCTTCTGCAACCTTAAATGGTGATAGAGCTTCTTCACCAGCACTTGCACTGTCACCAGTACTGCCTGTGTAGTTGTCTGCGTAACGAACACGTAGAGTGTGGATTTGACCCACTGGTCCAGTCATAGGCTGGACACCAACCAACTCGTTAGCGATAACTGTTGGCATTACACGTCTAATGACGGGTAGAATAACACGGTTAAGTGTTGCAATGTTGCCGGCGGATGTGGCTCCAGCAGTGGCACTCTCTGCCAAATACTTACGGGTATTTTCTAGAGTAGTTGCCATTACTGAACGCTTGTTGCCTTGAAGACCTTCTAAAAGAGCTTCTTTGGTTTCCGACCAGCGTGACTCGAGTAATTGTGACATTATAGTTCTCCTTAAACTTTTAGTCCCGCAAGCCTGCGGATGTCGATGATTTCAGCAGTTTTATCGTCGCTGCTGATTGATTGTGCCTGTTTGTTGCCTGTGATTTCTTTTGATTCTGTAAGTGATTTCTTGACCTGTACTCCGCCATCCATTACAGCTGGTAAGTATTTGTCAAAAGCCACGTGTAGTCTGTCAGTTTGAATAGATTCAAGTAATTGTTTCATCACTTGTTTTTTATCACCACCAAGTGGATCAAGCAATTCGCTCATTGTTTCTTTGCGAGTGGCTGAATCTTTAGCAATGCGTAATTCTGTTTCACGACTTTCAACTAATTTCTGTGTATCTGCAACAATCTTTGCTGCTTCTTCAAGTTCTTGCTCTTTTACAGCAAATGCTTTTAGAAGTTTAGCGGTTTCTGATTTCTCATTAAGATGGCTGGCAGCATATTCGCTGGCAAAACTTTCAAAAATTCTGCGACCAAAATCATTTCTACGAGCAGCTTCAATGTCTTCACGCAATTGATGCATTTCAGAACGCAGTCCTTTGGAGACTGTTTCTTCAATGATCGTTGCAGAACGAGCAACAAAATCTTTCTTGATAGCTTCAAACTTGGCCTTGCTTTCGCGAACCAATTTTACTTTGGTTTCGGCTAAATCTTTCTTATCTGCGTGGAATTCTGCGATTTCTTTCGCTAGGGCATCCACAATAAAGGATTCTAATTGTGTTACATTGTGTGCTACACGTTGGCGATCTTCATGCAATTCAGCCAGCTCTTTACGCAGATTGTTCATGACAAATGATTCCATTGCGGTAGAATCCTGTGTCATTTTTTCTGTGTAACGTGCTCTGGCGTCAATGAGTCCTTGACGGTCTTCAGCTAGCTCGCCTAGTTCCGCTTGTAGGCGGTCCGTTAGCATAGCTTCTACAGCTTCAACCATAGCAGACTTGTCGTGTTCGTACTTTTGTGCGAACTCTTCACGAAGTGTTGCGGTGACGTGGTCACGGTTTTCTTGAATTCTGCTTTGCCAAGCAGTTTCAATTTCCGATTTTATTTCTTCGGAAATCACATTGTTTTCAAACAATTGTTTTACGATGTCTAGCATGTGATTCTCCTACTGTTATTTGAGACCTCTGATGATTTTCACCAGATTCTCTGCTAGGTATTTCTGTGCCTTAGGGTCGCCTTGAACTTCTTTTGCCATTGTAAATGCCTTATATCCACCTGTTGTATTCATCAAGTGTTCGTATACTGGTGTAGGATAAGCTCCCGGGGCGCTGGGTTGTGCCACAATGTCTACCGTGATTATTTCAAATCCCTGAACATTGCCACTACCATCTACCTCACCTGAGCCTCTGCTCGATACACCTAACTTCACTCCCGACTCCAACATGGTCTGTACTAGATTGCCCATTGGAGTGGGAATTATTTTAAGTTTTCCGTAGCCGTTAGGACCATCCATCCACATCTTGGTAATCATGTGACTAACACGATCTAGATTGATTTTTAAATCCTGCGGGTGATCCAACTCTCCGCAAACTGAATATCCACCAGAGATCTGTTCGTTGAGCGTCTTGACAGCCTTGCCAATCTCTTGAGAAGAATAAATTCGCTGATTCTGATTACGGATATCTCCTTGAATGCAGATACCGTTCAGATGCAGCGATTTTTTATCGCCCTCGCCTTCGCTCTCCAAGACAATCTTTGCCTGGTCAAAACTCAATTGTTCACTGAGGGTAGTTTTCACCGTTACGTCCTATTATCTACGGCCACGGAAAAGACTTGCTTTATCAACTGAACCGGAAGAACCACCTGCTCCGCTGAATTTTCCTTCAGCTTCGCCTTTCTTCTCTGCACCATGACCTGGCTGTTTCGTAGAGAAAGCACCACCTGCCTTGCCGCCTGGAACGTTGATATTGCCTGCGTTATCTTCTTTTGGGTTGCCTTTGAATAGGCTGGAACCCTTTAAATGTCCTTGATTTGCATAGGTTGCTGCATCTTCTTTGCTTTGTGCAATGTTAGAAGCTGTACCGCCCATGTCGTTTTTGCCTGCTACAATACTTTTTGTGTTAGCAGGGCCTGCAGAACCACCTGTACCAGAGAATGTGCCTTCTGCACCGCCTTTCTTCTCTGCACCATGACCACCAGCAACTTTTTCCACATACTCACGTACAGTGGCTAGATCGAAATCGTCTTTCATTTCATCTGGGGGGCCCATGTCATCGCCCATGTCATCGCCCATATCGTCACCGTTCATTGCGTCAAATTTGGCCTGTAGTTCATCTACAATAGCGTCTAGATCCTGGAACAACTCTTCTGGGGCTTTGTCGCCCATTTCGTCGCCCATTTCTCCATCTAGTTCACCTTCTAGGTCGTCGCCCATATCTGGTGTGTCGCCCATTTCGTCATCAGCTTCGATGGCAATGTCTTCGAAACCTTCTTCCATTTCTTCGTCGTCTTCTTCATCCACTGCTTCATCGACTTTTTCTTCGTCTTCTTCGTCTTCTTCAGCAGCTTCGTCTAATTCTGCGTCGATGAGATTTTCGTAGATCTCACGAGATTTTGCAACCACGTATTCGTGGAATAATTCTTCTGCTCTAGCTTGATCGTCGTTGACCAGGCTTTCGAGCATCTGCTCTAATTTACTTTTATCTGACATGGTTATTCTCCTTAAAGATGATTTGGCTGTCGTGCTTTATTTACAACAGTTGTAACAAAACTGTGTTAAATGGTAGTTTTTTGATTGATTTAGTTATTGTAAATAACTTCTGGGTAATTTAATTTAAACTCGTGATAGTTGATGTGTTTGAGATTGGGATGTTGATATCCCAGTTGATCGGGCACAAATGCACCGTCTTCGATTACTCTAACAAATTTGATCTGTCTAAATTCTTTGATAACTTTTTCAGTTTGACTCAACCAGTTACCGTGGAACGTAGGAGAATCTGTGCTTTTCTTATAGTTAAATGTGTCTGCATACACATTATTGAATTTTCCACCAGCTCCTTGATAATCAAATCCCAATATATAGATAGTTTGATAGGTGTGTGTACTGGCAAACCACAGTGCGGTAGGACCACTGCTCCAGCCTTTGTGCGGGCTAAAAAAATTAATATTTGCTTTTGATGTTACACCTTTGTTGGAATTGGTCCATACTTGATGTGTTCTGTGATAGCCCGAAGCTATAATTTCATTTACCATTTTGACATCAACGGCCACTAGATAATCTGGAGCAAATTCGCGGTACAAGGCGTTACAACCGTATACAACACCACGTTCTTGAAAGTTTCTAGGATCTATGTTTAGTCTGCTTTTGCCGTTGCCTAGTACAAAAGCTACATCACTCCGCTGGCTGCGCTGCTTCAACTGGAGTTCCATACATTTGTCTTATGAATTCTTGTTCTGACTGTTCTTCAAATTCGTGTGCTTCACTTTGTTGACGCAGTTGATTTATTTGTCTAAGTGTTAGTCGAATTTTTCGTGTGTCACTTTTTTTAACCACAGAAGAATCTCTGGCGCTGTCGTATCTACGATCAACTGCAAAATCATTGTTGTTGTCGTTAAAATATAAAAATTCTAATAGGAGCATATTGTATTTATATTTTAAACTGCTGCAGGTGCTGGTGCAGCCTGCTCGTCGGGTGCTGCTGCCTGTTGTTCAGCTGCTGCCGCCATAGCTGGATCAGCTTCTTGATCTTGTGCTGTGGTTTCTGCTCCTAGACTGCCCGGTGTAATGCCTATGCTACGCATTTCACTTGAAGCATCAGGGGCTGGTTTTAGATTGCCACCATTCTCTTCTCTCCACATGCGTTCGTTTTCTTTGATTTCTTCTTCTGATAGGCCCAAGAATCTTTTAAGAGCAAAACGCTTGCTGAGATGCGGCATTTCTTGAACCTGCGAAAATATTGCTGCTCTAGTGGTATCTAGTTCAGCCTGTCGATAGGCTGCAAAATTCTGCGGTTCATTGAATTTTAACTCGAATAAACTGGAATCAATATTGATGCCATTGTTGTTCATCCAATATTTGAATTCAACATCAAAGGTTTCTACCACCATGGCCTGTAGACGTTTGCAGTATTCATTGAACCTCAGTTCTTGAATATATGCTGTGCCCACTTTGCCGTCTGCTAGACTGTTCGGAGCTTCGTCAACTGCTGTAGGCAAATATGCACTAGGGATTCTCAAAGCACGAAATAGTTTGTTGGTAAAATAACGTAGATCTGTGATCTCACCTAGATTAGTACCGCCTGGCAGTGTTTCAACTTTTGAACCACGACCTTCTGCTGTCTGCGGGAAAAAATAGTCTTCGCTAGCACTAAGTGGATTATAACTGGCATCAACCATGTTTTGTCCGCCTCCAGTTGAACTAGGAATGCGTCTTTGTTGTATTTCGTTTTTGACACGTTCAACAAAGCTCATGGCCATGTGTGCTGGCATATTTCCAACGTCCACATAGAAAATACGTCTTTCTGGAGCACGTTGTATACGATAGATAATAATAGCATCTTCAAGCAATTCTTTCTGTTTGTAGACTTTGAATACAGATTCTAACAGACTGTTGCCAAACGGATAGTTGTTGTCTAGGCCTTCACTGAGTGTGATATGTACCACGTGTTTAGCGTCTACTGTGACTTCATTGGTTTGATTGTGAAATCTAGTACCTGGCGATTGTGCTGCTGCACCAACCATTCCACGTCCGAATCCACCACCGCTGGTATAGCTACTTGTGCCGCTGGGTGCAGTGTTGGTTGTGTTGTGAGGAGTGGTTGCGATCAATTCTTTGAAATTAAAATTGATGTCTTTGATCACATACTGTTCGGGTATCTTGCCTTCACTTTCATTGACGATAATTTTTGTAACTTTGGCTGCATCCACAAACAACCATTTTTGTGTCTGCGGATCTCTGACGAAAAAACAATCGCCGTACTTAAATGTGTTACGCACAATTCGAAATATTCTTGTTTCGAAGTGTTGTTGTTTGGTCCACTTTTGCAAGCTGTCTTTTAGCAATTTTACTTCTGTTGAAGTGGGTTTGCCTTTGAAGTAAAAATGAAATGGTGTGGCATTTTCTTTGTCTTTTTGTGTACAGAATTCTGCAAGTATGTCTAGGGCAGCATTGACTTCTGAATCCATGTCCATGGTATCGTACTGCATGTATCGTTCAACACGATTGGGACTTCCTGCATAAACATCAGGTAAAAAACTAGAATAGTTTGCATGGGCTGGGCCCGGACGACCACCGCCAATGGGACTCATGGATCCTGTTTGATTTTCTATTTTTACCGGCGTAAAATATTTTTTCCATGACATTGATTACATTCCTTTTATACTGGTGATTTAAACATATCACCAAAGCTAAATCCTTTTTGCACACGTAATTGGTCGTTATTAATATTAGCCAATTGATGATTGATAGATATTAATTGTTCCAACTTACTATTTAACGAAGACAGCTGTGATACTGAATCATCTTGACCAAGTGTTTGTTTATTCGTATTACCGGTTTTTGTTTCAACATCGTTGGTGTTGTTATATCCGCGGTCACCGTTTTTGTTAGCTGCGTTGTCTTTTAATCCAGAAACACTGCTGGTCACACTATCCATTACAGATTTAAAATCGGGCATATCCGCAGCATATCGGTCAGCCAAACTCATAACAGAACCCATTACAGATTCTGTTGGATCTGGGGCATTGTACTCAGCTGCTGCATCAATACCTTGGCCTTTTAATGTTGCAGCCATGTCCGATAATTTTTGTCTCATCATCTCAGTCTTGTCGATAAGCTCCGGACTGGTATCAGCAAACGTGTTTTTAGAATCACCACTTCGCAGGAAATCTACGCTATCTAATTGTGCTCTAAGCTGATTGTATGCAAATTTCATAGAAGTCCCAATATCAGGACCTTTTGGCATATTACTAAAAGTCACAGGAATTTTTTTACCTCCTGGCAACGGCACCACAGCTTCAGTGCCATGCAATTCAGCATCAAATCCACTCATAGGACCTTTAACAATTCCTCCATCTTTTGCTGAAGGTTTGCCTGAATCTGGGTTCACAGCTTTGCCTCCTGATCCAGCCACTTTTACTTCTTTACCTGGGGCCGCAGGATTATCAGGAGATCCTCCTCTAGCTTCTTTGGCTTCTATGTGCCAGGCTTCTGCACTCACAGGTCGAGCAAAACCAAATTTTTCAAATAGTCCTAGACCCACTGCCTTGTTGGCATCTGCAGAATTTATATCAAAAGCCAAGCCAACTTCGTGTTTGCTACGACCTGGAGGAGCTGCTCTCGGCGATCCATATTTTTTAAATAATTCTGCTTGTTCTTTTGAATCTCTATAGGCAGTATTGACCTGCATCTTTTGCCCAGTAGTATTAAAATATTCCGATGCCATGCCGGCAAGACGTTTTTGAACTCCGGGTTCTAGGCCTTGTAAATTTACTCCAGGCTGAAGTTTTAGATATTTTGATAGATCGCCAACGTCAGCCTGCATGCCTTCTGGTGATGCTCCTGTTGGTTGTTTGTCACCTACAGCTGGTAATTTTGAACTGCCTAGATCTCCACTAGCAGATCCGCCACCTCCTCCTCCTCCTCCGGATGATAACGCGGCACCGCCGCCGTAACCGCCGCCACCTCCACCACCACTTTTGGCTGAAAATTTTCCAGCGCCACCACCACCTCCACCACCTCCTGCGGTCCCAGGAGCTGAGTTAAGTTTGCCAGCATTTTTATCAGCTGCTACTTTTTCTTTCTCAGCAATCTCTAAACGCTTTTGTGCAGCGACAAGTGATTCCAACGCTGATTTCTTTTCTTCACTGGTTTTGGCAGCTGCAAATTTTTTCTCTGCTTCTTGATTTTCTGTTTTTAAGGAAGCCAGTGCATTTTCTTTCTTTTCAAGTAAATTGAATTTTGCATCAGCATCTGCATTGATTTTTGCATTGGCTGATGTAGGTTTATCAACTCCTTTGCCTTTTTCTTTTATCTCTGTAACTTTCTGAACTAGTGTACCAATGCCGCCACCGATGATTGTACCAATGCCAGGGAGTAGTGCTGTGCCAATGGCTGCACCTACTGCTGTGCCACTGTTCATTCCCATTTTTTCTAAAAAGTTTGGTTCGTCTTTTTTCTTTTCTTGAACTCCTAACAATTTTGATGCACTAATATTTTTAGATAGATCTTGGAATGCAGTTGTAGTTGGTATAATGCCATCTTTGATCAAAGACTGCATAGCAGACTGGGGTGTCTGTGTTTCATCAATTTTTGGCGGAGCCTTGACGTTACCGACCGAACCTTTGTCTGTAGTGCTGCTGGCATTTTTTTCAGCTGCTGCTTTTTCTTTCTTGGCAGTGTCTAGACGTGCTTGTGAAGCATTCAGAGATTCTAATGCTGATTTCTTTTCTTCATCAGTTTTGGCAGCTGCATATTTTTTTGCAGCTTCTTGATTTTCTGTTCTTAAGGCAGCTTCTGCCTTCATTGCCTTAGTTATATCTTCGGGATTGGTTTCTTTGACATTTTTTGATGGAGGGGTACCAGGAGCTGATTTCAACTTGCTGGCATTTTTATCAGCTTCTTCTTTTTCTTTCTTGGCAATGTCTAGACGTTTTTGTGAAGCATTTAATAATTCTAACGCTGATTTTCTTTCTTCATCAGTTTTGGCAGCTGCAAATTGTTTCGCAGCATCTTGATTTTCTGTTCTTATAGCAGCCAGTGCTTTTTCTTTTTCTTGTTGATTTTGTGCTTTTTTTATATTATTGGCAAAAAACCCGTTCTGTTGCTCACTGAATGATTTCAGCATGGCCTCGGGGCCGGATAGATCAACTTCGTTATCTTCTTTTTTGGCTTCGGCTGCTTTTTTCTCAGCTTCAGTTTTGGCATTAATAGCAGCTAGGCCGGCACGTTGTGTTTGATTAATAGAATCTTTTTGACGTTGTTCGTTACGTGCTGCTATTGCCGCATCACGTTTGTCTCTAGCATCCAGTTTCTTGGCTTCTGCTGGATTTGTTTTTCTAAGATTTTCTCTCTCAATTTTGGCTCGGTCTGCGGCAGCAGTAGCGGCAGCTTTGTCATCTGATGCTCGATTTTCTTTCATTTGCTTGCCCATATCGGTAGCAATTTGACCCCTCTTATTACTTTCTTCGTTTAATTTTTCATCAAGTCCTTTAATGGCTTGGTCAAAGTCTCCTCGAAATCCGGGAATCTTATTCAGTATACTAAACAATCCTTTTTGCAGTTGCAAGAATACTGTTTTCATTAAACTACCAACCCAACTAACAGCATCGCTCAACACTTTAAAATCAAGACCTAACTTTTTAGCACCATAAACTAACAGCCCCACAGCAGCAACCACAGCAAGTACAGGGGCTGCTATTGCTAGAAAAGGAGCCACAGCAGCCCATACTCCTGCTGCCATGGCCACCAACGATGCAATAAACGGCAATGATGCCACTGCTTTGGCCGTGTCAGCTGCTGCCGAACCCCAGGCCGCAAGAGTCTTTGCTGTATCAGCTGCTGCTGAGGCCCAGGCTGCAACGGTAGCTACAACTTTGGCAGCAGTAAGACCAATCATCACACCCAAGAACACTGCCAATATAGGTTCTAGATTGTCTTCGATAAAATCACTGACTACATAAAGTGAACTTTCAAATAGGCCAAGAACTCCTCCTGTGCTTTCCAACAACGGATTTAACATTGATCCAATAATATTTCCAAGTTTTTCTACTATTGGAACTACAGCATCAGTTACAAAATCTGCTAGAATTCTAAATGCTGGCATTATATAGTTTTGAACAATACCTACAGCAAATCCAAGCACAGCCGTAAACAGTTTAGTTGCAGGTATTAACACACTACCAACTACCTCTGCTAGTGTGCCCATTGCACTCATCATCAAATCAATTAGGCCACTGCTGGCCAAGAACTGGCTAAATGAGTTGCTGAATTCAGCTACTTTTTGTTTGGATTTTTCTAGTTCTTCTGCCTGATTGGCTTTTTTTATTGCCTCGGCTTGTTCTCCTGTTGCCTGAGACAATCCATTAATCTTTTGTCTGGCTAACTCAGCACCTCCACTGTAGGTGTCTCCCATTTCTTTATTAAACAGTCCAACACTTTTTAGAGTCTTATTACGTTCTCTTGCTTCCTCAATACCTGAGTTTCTAGTGTTATTCATGGCCTCTTTGCTGATCTGACCACCTGCAGCCAACGTGCGACCATGTGCCTGCATCTGGCTGGCCAATTTGGGATACATGGCTGCCATTTTCACGCCTTCTTCAGAAGTAATGGTGCCAGTGGCCAACATATCTTTAATGGCGCTTTGTTGTGCTTTGGGAAAACTCTGTATGTAGGTCAACATATTTGATCGTTGCTTTTCATCCAGATGCTGCATAGCAGCTTCTACCTGTGCATCTTTGGACAGTCTATCTCGTTCTTTGGCCAAATCCTCTCTATTTTGTCCTGTAATTTTGGCTAGACCATCAAGCTCTTTCATGTAGGTAGCAGCACCCTGTGTCAGTTGAGCAGTACTGGCATTTTGTAGCCTACCGCCAGATCCCATTGTGGATATGTAGTTGGCCATTCCTTTATTAATACCTTCAGTGGAATATCCCAATCGTAATAGTTCATCACCTAGGCCACTCTGTCGCATCTTCTTGCCAAGGTCAGCAAATCTTTTAGCTCCCGCTTCTGTGGTTCCACCTAGTTCAGCCATGGCTTGGCCGTTACTAGATACCACTTTGGAAAACTGCTCTACTGTCAATCCTGCACCACTTGCAGCGTTGGTCATGGCATTCATACTGCCGCCAAATGTAGCACCAACGCTGGCCAACTGCTGAAAAGATCCCAGTTGTTTTTCAGCAGCAGCGGCCACTGCGCCAAACACACCTGCCAGCATTGGTCCTACCACAGGTATCATATTGAACGAACTGGCTGCGGCAGTTAAACTATTGCCCATACTGGCCAGCTGACTTGCTGCTGAGAATGCTGATTGAGTTAGATTTAGAAAGCTACCAGCTACTAGGCCTGCTCCGGTTGTTATTTTAGTAAATCCTCGAGCACCCGCTCCTGCGGCTATTCCCAGTGCTGTCAATCCTTTGCTGCTTTTTCCTATCTGTTGTGTTTGCTGCTGTTGAGCTTTATTTGTACCGGGAGATACGCCAGGAGCACCACCTGGTGCGCCACCAGGTGGTGCTTTACCAGGTGGAGGTGGCTTGTTATTAGAGCCTTGAGTCGATTTCAATTGTTTCTGGATGCCCTGCATCACTTTCAACAATTCTTCTAAAGTATGTTCTGATGCGGCATTTTCAGCAAGTATCTTGCCAATACCAGGGATGTCAATTTCTACTTTTTGAGCCATTTATTTTTTCCGGAAAAACTGCGTATATAAATAAGATACCGTTAATAGTATTTATTGGAGATATAAACTATGGAAAACAACCAACCCCTACAGCCCAAGAAGACCA